TCCACTTTGCCGGAAAGCTATGATCGCCTTCTGGCGGGAAAGAAGGTCAATCTGGTCTGCACCGACCCGCCGTACCTGGTTTCTCTGGAAAGCTCCGTAGGGAAAATCACCAACGATGACCTGAACGATCAGGACGGGTACGCCTTTCTGCTCAAGGCGTTCTCCTTTTTTCGCGAGGCGATGGCGCAGGACGGAAGCATCTACATCTTCTACGCCACGGCGAAAGCCCGCGTCTTTCACGACGCCTATGAGGATGCCGGCTTCAAGGTGGGCGCGGGGCTGGTCTGGAAAAAGGACCGGCTGGTGCTGACGAGAACGGACTGGAAGTACAACCATGAGCCCCTGATCTGGGGCTGGCGGAAGGACGGGCGGCACCGCTGGTACGGCGATCAGAAGCAGACGACCGTATTCGAGTTCAGCCGTATCAAAAGCGCAAAGGAGGACGGCTGCGGACATCCGTCCAGCAAGCCGGTTCCCCTCATGGCCTATCTCATCGAGCAATGTACCCAGAGCAACGGACTGGTGCTGGACGGATTCCTTGGCTCCGCGTCCACGCTCATTGCCTGCGAGGAGATCAACCGCTCCTGTTTCGGTGTGGAAATTGAGCCAAAATTCGTGGACGTGGCGGTGAATCGTTATTATCAGTATTGCCTGGAGCGCGGGAACGCGGCGCCGGAGATCCATGTGATCCGCGATGGGCAGAGGCTGGACTATACCGAGGCGGGCGGGAATCTTCCCGGCAAGGCGTAACAGGAGGCGCGGTGCGGCAGGGAGGTGAAGCGGCATGGCGAGAGGACGCAGGCCCAAGCCTACGGCGCTGAAGAAGCTGGAGGGCAATCCGGGGAAACGGCCGCTGAACGAGCTGGAGCCTGTGCCGCCGGTGGCGTCGCTCCGCTGTCCCAATTACCTGCTGCCGGAGGCGCGGAAGGA